AGCCCGCTCCGGATGGTGAAAAGGTGGATCCATTAACCGGTCGGCCTATTGTTTATGATCTGCAAGGTGTGCCCATGGTGGCAATGGAGCCTGGCACGATGCAGGAACTCTCGCCGGGGGAGGAGATTACCTTCAATACGCCACCGGGTGCCGCCAGCAATTATCCCGATTTTATCCGTCAGCAATTAATGGCCGTTGCAGCAGGTATTGGGCTGCCTTATGAAATTCTGTCCGGCGATATGAAAGGCGTCAGTGACCGGGCATTACGGGTAGTTCTGAATGAGTTCCGCCGACGCATTCAGCAAATTCAGCACAATCAATTGGTGTTCCAGTTCTGTCGACCGATCTGGAATCGCTGGCTGGAGATGGCCGTACTCAGCGGGGCTATCCATGCGCCCCGATTTCACAAAAACAAAGCCGATTATCGCCGGGTGAAATGGATACCCCAGGGCTGGCCCTATATGCATCCGGTTCAGGATATGCAGGCCCAGAACTTGGCTGTACGCAGTGGCTTCAAGTCCCGCTCTGAGGTGGTGTCTGAACAGGGCTATGACAGCGAACAGATTGATGACGAAATCGCTGCAGATAATCGTCGGGCCGATGAGCTGACCCTTCAGTACGACAGCGATGGCAGGCAGTCTTCGAAGGATCCTTCCACTACTGACAAGGACGAAAACAAGGATGAGCAAGAAACCGCTGAACAATAAGCCGTGGTACGAACTAAAGGGAATTAGGAGTGTCGCGGGAGGACAGGAGTCCGGAGCGACCACGCTGAAGAATCAGGCTAACCAAAATCAGCCAGCAGAGTTGCTGATTTATGATGTGATCGGCGACTGGGCAGGACTTTCCGCACGACAATTGGTGAATGACCTGAAGGGTCTTGATGCCAGTGAGATTACGGTTCGCATCAACAGCCCCGGTGGTTCTGTGTTTGATGGGATTGCCATCTACAACGCCCTGCGTCACCACAAGGCACATATCCATGTAAGGATTGAAGGGCTGGCAGCCAGCATTGCCAGCGTCATTGCCATGGCAGGGGACACCATCCATATGGCAGCCAATGCCCTGATGATGATTCACAACCCGTTTGGCTGGGTCGGCGGTGATGCCGAAGAGCTGCGCAAAGTGGCGGATATGCTGGACAAAACCACCGAGGTGATTGCCCAGACCTATGCGGCCAACTGTGGGCTGCAGGTCAGTGAAATCATCAACCTGATGAATGAGGAAACCTGGTTTACGGCCAGTGAAGCGGAAGGGCATGGTCTGGTGGATGTGGTGGAAGAAGCGGTACAACTGGCAGCGCACTTTGATCTCAGTGTCTTTAACCATGTGCCTAAGCCATTACTTCCTCCGTTCATTCCACCTTCTGAGCCGGAAGATGAAAATACGTCGGCTCATGCATTGGCGGTGATGTCATTGTGTAATAAAGCCGGTTATCCGGAAATGGCGGAAGACTTTATCCGCACTCATCAGGGGATCGAAGACGTTCAACGCCGTCTTTCCGAGTGTGAAACCATTAAATCTCTGTGTGCTGCTGCCCAGAACACGGATCGTGCCGCTGGCTTCATCCAGTCAGGCAAGTCGGCAGAGCAGGTCAGAACCGAATTGTTTGATTTGCTGACAAAGGAGGATGGCGTAGTGGATAACACCTTAACTCCAAATCAGCAGAATCAAACGATTAAGCCTCTTGTTGATACCCGGGCGGTATATCAGAAGCGAAATCAGGCCGTAGCCTAAAACCTCACCCCCTAATCTCAAAGGAACTGAAACCATGCCTGTCATGACAGAGCCGGTGCACACTGGTGAATTCATCGTGTCCGAAGGAAACAACAGCATCAGCCGGGAGAAGGTTGAACTGGCGGCGAATCTGACGCTGCTGCCCGGCACGGTGTTGGGTAAAAACACGGCCACCGCAGTTTATGGACCATTGGACCCGGCGGCAGACACTGGATTGCAGATGGCCGCCGGTGTGCTCTGGGATCACGTCACTACTGATGCAACCGGTGGAGAAGCGGTCATCATCGCCCGACTGGCAGAGGTGCATCAGGACCTGTTGGTCTGGCCGGATGGCATCACTGCAGAACAACAAGTCACGGCCACCGAAGAGCTGGCCTCACTGGATATTATTTTACGACAGGGAGAGCGCGCATGAGCCTGCTGGATATTTTTAATGACGATGCCTTCAGTCTGACCAGCCTGACGGCCACGTTAAACGATCTGCCCTACAAACCGGGGCGCATTGGTGAACTCGGTCTGTTTACCGAAAGCGGCATCAATACCACCACCGCCATGGTGGAGTCTCGTAACGGGGAATTGATCCTGTTGCCTACCTCGGAGCGGGGAGCGCCAGCACCTCAAGCCAAAGGTGGTAAGCGGAAGGTGCGCAGTTTTGTCATTCCTCATATCCCTTATGACTCCACCATTGTGGCGGATGAAGTACGGAATGTTCGGGCCTTCGGCTCCGAGAGTTCTCTGGAAGGGGTGAGGACGGTAGTCAATCAACGGCTGTCAGAGATGAATGCCAACCACGAGGTGACCCTGGAGCATTTGCGGCTGGGAGCCATCAAAGGTCAGATTCTCGATTCTGATGGCTCATCCGTGATTTATGACCTGTTTCAGGAGTTTGGCGTCAGCCAACAGACGCATACCTTCAAGTTCAGCGATGCAGCCACTGACGTTCGCATTCAGTGTGTGAAGCTGCGCCGGAAAGTGGATCAGGCTCTGGGCGCTCAGCCTTATTCAGGGCTCAGAGCGTTTTGCGGTGCTGACTTCTACGATGCACTGGTTGGTCACGATTATGTGAAGGATGCCTACCACCGTTACCAGGACAGTGCCTTACTGCGCAATGACCCCAAATCCGGGTTCCGCTTCGGCGATATTGATTGGGAAGAGTATCGGGGGCAGGTGGGCAATGTTCCCTTCATCAAGGCTGATGAGGCGTATGTTATTCCGGAGGGCACCGGTATCTTCCGCACCTGGTTTGCTCCAGCAGACTTTATCGAAACGGTGAACACCATTGGCTTGCCGAGGTACGCCAAACAGAAAATCCTCGACTTTGATAAAGGTGTCCAGCTGCACACTCAGTCCAACCCGCTGCCGATCTGCCTGAAGCCTCGGGCGGTGATTCAATGCAAGATGAACTGAGTGAACTGAACCGGCAGGTGCTGGCTACCTTTGGGCAGCCGGTGATGGTCTTTCGGGGAGCCTCTCTTTTCTCAGAAACCCGGGGCATCATCTCCAAAGCGCTGGTGCCTGCCGGTCAGTATGAAGCGGTTTTGCAAACGGTCACGTCCATTACGTTGCCAGCGAGCCTCAAATTGCAGCGTGGCGATGAAGTCCAGTCCGCAGATCAGCAATGGACGGTTGACCGGAAACTGAAAGACGATGGTCAGCTGACCTGGTGGGGGCTCCATGGAGCTTGATCTGGAGCTGGACAGTACCATTGATGAACTCATTGAACAGTTCGATCATGCGCCTGAGAAAGTCAGCAAAGCGATTGCTCGATCACTACGCAAGCTCTCACGGTTTGCCGAACGACGCGTATTGCGTGAGTTGGCCAGACAGCAGAGTATCTCTCAAAAAGTGCTGAAATCCCTGGGGCGGGTGAGAGTATCTCTGTATCAGCCTGGCGATCGGGCAGGGCAGAATTACAGCCTGATCATCTGGATAGGGGCTTTGGATATACCGGCGCATTATCTGGGCAATCCCATCCAGACCAGAAGCGGCGTCCGAACCGGCCGTCGTTTTTGGGAGGGTGCCTTTTTGATGCGCCCTGTCAACGCCACTCACTCCATGGTGTTTGAGCGGAAAGACACCTGGCAGCATAAATTCCAGCGTTCCAAAAAATCGGGTCGTATGATGTGGATGGGATTGCCGTTGGAAAAGAAAGAAGTTGGTATCTGGGATTCAGCCAGTGCCGTATTACATAAGCTGGAGTCGGTGCTTCTGGATCGGTTCACTACCTTGATGGAGCAGGAGCTCAACTATGCCTTCAACATCGAGTCCTGAAGCCAGAATTGTTGAAGCGCTGGTTTATCGCCTGACGGAAGTCACTCCTACCGTTTTATTGGGTTACCCCGCACTGGGGTTGGATGAGGAACTACCCAAGCCTGCCATTCTGGTTCAGTTGGAATCACTCCAGGAGCAGGAGCGGCAGGGGCGTCGGGTCAAGATGCAGATGAATCTGAATATCAGCATTGTCATCAAAACCGATGAAGACAGTACCTATGTACTGATGGATCTGACCCGCTCAATCAGAGCGTTATTCACCACGGGGGAGCGGTTGGTACCGGAGGCCCGTAACACCCAGTTCAGTGAAACCCAGTTTGATATCGCCCCCAATCATGGCCAACTCTCCTTTGCAGATATCCAGCTGACCATTGACGTCAT